GACCTGATGGACATGAAGACCAAGCTCGAATCGATTCTACAGGAGATCACGGATCTTCTCGGCTCAGGCGCAACAGAATCCCAGGGGGCCTCTATGGGGTCCATGCTGGGCGGATATTAAGGATAAAACAATGCCAATTCATTTCCCTTCGGTCTTTGGCGGATGGTGGGCTGCTGCCAACTTCGCTTACGGACTTCCCGGGGGGCCAAATTCCCTGATGGTTCAATCGACTGCCGTTCCCGCCTCTCCTGCGGTAGCTCAGTCGCTCCAGGTCGCCAACGGTTACACCACTACAGTGGATGGAATCGTGTTCTACCCGCTCGCCACCAACGCCTCAATCAACATCGGCACCGATGGGAACTTCGAGGCCGTCACGCCCGCGTCGGTCACCGGCAACGGCAACGCCGGATATCAGGCCGTATCGTTCACCGCCGACTTTGCGGATGCGCACGGATCGGGAGATGCCATCTCCTCGGCCACCATCGGGTTACAGGAAGCGATCAATCTCGCGCACGCCGCTGGCGGAGGCAAAGTGGTTGTCGATGAGCAATGGACCCACCTGGGCGGCACTACCGCCATGGTGACCGCCGCAACCAGCACGCTGCCCTCGGGCGTGACCATCGTAGACAATCGCTGATGCGCTATTTCCTGTACTTCTTGGGTGCGTGGATCTTCTCATCGGCAATGATCCTGCTGGTGCTGTGGATCGGCGCACTCAAGGTAGACAGGAGAGTACGCAAACAGAAGATCATTGAGAGAGTGAACGATGCCCGCATTTCTTGAAGCGAAGCTGAAGAAAGAATACGGCAACAACCCCAGCGCCATCTATGGCACGATGAACAAGATCGGGGCCATGCACGGGAACAAGGAAACCGCTAAAGGTGCGGCCATGGAAGCCAAACACGAAGGGGCGCTGACCAAGGCGGCAAAGAAACGGGGATCGAATGGATGATGTCAATTACAACGATGTCTATGGCATAGTAAATGCCACCGCAGAACTCCAATGTAGTGGGCTCACGCTGCGGCACCATTTACTTGAATCCTACGATTTTGAGGTTTGCCAAGAAGCCCGGGTAATCGTTGAATCGGAACAGCCCGTGGAGTTTATACCGCAAATGGGGGCGGCAAGAAAACCCGCGGCGAAGATATATATTACCAAGGCAATGCGGAGATGGATCAATGGCTAAGTTTCTCCAGAAGGCGATCAAGCATCCGGGCGCTCTTACAGCCGCAGCGAAAGCGCACGGAGTCTCGAAGTTGCAAGAGGCCGAGAAGGAATCTCACTCCACCAACCCGCATATTCGGGGGCGCGGACTCCTGGGCAAGCGGCTCATCAAAAAGACCATATGACCAGCGAGCAGAAGATTGCCTATATAGAGAAGCAGATCCACGCCTGCGAGCAGGGGCGGCAGAATGCCATCAACTGTCCCTACTGCGATGAGCAGAACATCGAAGGCAATCCGCTCTGCTGCGTGCTGATGGGCCGCGCCGTTGCCGCTATTCTCATCAACAAGGACGATAAGGAACGCATGGAGCACGCCGAGCGAATCTTAGAGAAGGTGCAGGCCAATTGACTAAGACGGAATTGGAAAAGATCAAGCGGCAGGTTATTCGTTCCAACCAGCGCGCTCTGTCAACCAAAGATAAGTTGCGCGAGGCGGTCTTTCAAGAGCGAAAGCGATGCCTCCAATTCATGTACTCCGAGCTTAGTAGAGAACTGGAAGAATGGGACGATGAGATAGTCGAGTCCATTATTCGTGCTGTGGCGCATAGGATTCACTCCAAGCTACAAAAAACTGGGGATTACGTTAGTATCTCGGAAGCGTCTATCCAATGACTCCCGCCCCCGCGCTTGAAGCGCCGTTAGAGGAACAGCCCGAACAGCAGGATTACAAGCAGCTCTACGGCGAGAACTTCGAGAACCTGCCCGAGCAGATCGTCAACGTCCTGCGCGAACAGGTACGCGAGTTCCAGGGCCAAGAACGCTGGCTGCGCCGCCGCGAGGTAATGCGGGACCGCCGCAACCGCTTCTACGAACGCGGTTTCCAGCACATCTATTGGAACTCGCAGGGAGCAAGCGCCGGGTTCACGATGATTACCCCCGGCGGCAGCGCCACCAACGCCAGCGGGCAGATGGTGCAGGCCCCGCGCTACTGCGACGATTACAACCTATACCGGCGCTACTTGCAGATCAACATGGCGATCCTCACGCAGACTTCGCCAGGGATTGATTTCAGGCCCGATGACGCCTCGCGCTCCGAAGACATCGAATCGGCGGAAGCGGCGGAACTCTACCGCCACGATTTTGACCGCAATAACGACGTGATGAACATACGGCAGGCTACCATCCGCATGATGGGCGTCTCCGGGCGCACGATCCGCTGGACCCGGACGGTAGAAGATGCGCAGAAGTTCGGCAACAATCCCGATGGAAGCCCCAAAAAAGTCGAAATCTCCTCTGTATATGGAACTCTTGAGTCTAAGGTCCCTATTCTCGCCAAGTGCCAAGCAGATTGCCTCTATGTGTTCCTGTCCGATGATCCCGACATCAAGCAGGCCAAGGCCGAATACCCCGAGTTCGCGGACAAAATCAAAGCCGGAATCGCAGGACTAGGCGAGAACGCCTACGAGCGCCTCGCGCGCCTGGGCGTGCTTCAGGGCTCGCGCTCCGAGATGCTGTCGGCTGATTCCTACACGCATCTGGTGACGCGCATGCACTGCTGGATGCGCCCCAATTCCTTCACCGGCGAGCGCTACGATGATCCGCTCGATACCGACCCAGGAACTACCATCGGGGATTTCCTAAAGGAACTATTCCCCGAAGGGTGCTGCGTCAAGTTCGTAGGCGATACCTACGTGGGATCGTACCCCGAGGCCATTGAAGACTCCCTGTGCATAGAGTTTCCCTGGGAAGGAGACGGCATGAACCGCGAGGGCTTCATGGAAGCGTTCGTGGTGGTGCAGGACTCCTTCAACGACGCCATGAACGCCTCGCGCGAGGTGTTCGACGTGGGTTGGCCCTCCACTTGGGTGAGCTGCGAAACCGGCGAGTACGATGCCATCGTTCAGCAGCGCGCCGAACCTTACGCGATCCGCGAGAAGAAAGTAACCAATGGACAGAAAACCGCAGATCTGTTCTTCCGCGAGCCAAATCCTGAGTTGCCTGGAACTTTCGTCGAGTTCATGCAGGACTTGCAAGGCCCTCTCCCCCAATTTATGCTGGCCGCACCTCCTGCTTTATTCGGCGCTGCAATGGAGGATCAGAAAACAGCATCAGGCTATGCGCAAGCTCGTGCTCAAGCTATGGGCCAGCAAGGGCTGATCTTCTCCAAACTCCAGAAGATGGACGCGGTGATGTACTATCAGGCCGCGCTCTGCGCCGCCAAGGACCCGCAGGATACCCGCACCATCCTGATTCCCGGAGGATCGGGGCAGACCGCGCAGATCTCAATGGAGAAGATCAGCAAGGGGAACTTCAAGGTCTACCCTGCGGGCGATTCCAATATGCCTGAATCGACAGCGGCCAAACGCGCCACTATCGAGAAGGTGTTGACGCTCCTGGGTCCCACGCCCCTGTTCCCGCAGATCACCGCCGTTCCCAAGAACATGCGCGTGTTCCTCGACATGGAGGGCCTGGAGGAAATCTCGATCCCGGAGGCCGAAGCCTATGACCGGGAGATGTTCATTATCGAGCAACTTCTGAAGCTATCGCCTGTTCCTCCCGATCCGCAGATGCAGGAACAAGCCTTGATCGATCACGCTGCCGCCGCCGTCAAGATTACGCAGACGCAGCCGGGAGCACCCGTGCCGCCGCCGCCGCAGTTGCCGCCCACCTGTCCCATCCCGCCGCAGCCGTGGGAGTTTCATAACTGGGCCGCATCCGCCGATCAGGAATGGCTCAACTCGGAAGCCTGCCGCCGTGAGCAGGCCAATGGGAACGATGCGGGCGTGCAGAACGTAGTGCTGCGCTGGCAGGCCAATTCGCAGCTTGCCGCCGCCGCGCAGATGCAGGCTATGGCCGCAGCAGCGGCAACCGCTCCCGCCACTGGAACGCCCGAGAAGGCCAAGGGTCCCGGCTCGCCTGCCGGAACTCCCGGCGCTGGGGTGGGCGGTGGTGGATTGCTGCCCGAGTCCGTAAATCCGCCCGGTGCTCCGGGCATGCCCACGACCTAACAGGAGGAAACTAAATGCCCGACGACGCAGTGATGGATACTGCCGTAGAAGCCGATCTCGATACCGGCCTGGAGCCCAGCGCAGAACCGGAAGCGCCTGCGGTAGAAGGCGCGGAAACTGCCGAACCGGGGGAACCGGGGAAGGCGATAGAATCGGCCCCGCCGACGCTGATCGAGGGCGGTAAGTTATCGGCGGACGCTAAGAAATATCTCGATGAGTTGAAGACCACCAATCCAGGCTTGGCGCGCGGCATCCAGCGGGCGCTTTACAAAGACGCCGAATGGCAGAAGGAAGTCCCCGGCGGGCTCAAGGAAGTCCGCGAGCTTCGCCAAACCGTAGAGACGCTGGGCGGGCCCAACGGCGTCCAGGAGATTCAGGCAGAGGTCAACGGCTGGCATCAGTTCGACGCGCAGTATATGGCGGGAGATCCCAAGGCCGTAGAGTTCATGACGAGTGAGCCCGAGGGCCAAGAGGCATTCCTCAAGATAATCCCGGCAGCGCTCAATAAATTCGAGGAACTGCACCCGGACGGCTATTCGCAGTACATGGCCCAGGTGTTCAACCACACCATCGGTCAGTCCGGTATCCCGCTGGCCCTGGAGCGGCTGGGGGATTTCCTGGGTGATAACCCGCGCGCGCAGGAGCAATTGCAGAAGATTGCCGGATTCTTAAAGTTCATCGATAGCGCAGCGCGCAAGCCGGTAGAAGCCCCGAAGTTCGCCAAATCCGAGGCGCAGCCCGATGGCCGTACCGAGTTTGAGCAGGAGCGGACAGCCTTCGAGCGCGAGAAGTGGAAGAACGAAACGGCGAATGCGCAGCGCCCGCTGTTTGAGCAGGAGTGGGCGAGGCTCGCTGGTGGGCGCAAGATGAGCGAAACTCAGCAAACGGCAATTCGCCAACTCTACGAACTCACGCTCAATAAAGCCATCAACGGCAAGCACTCGGAAACCCTCCAGCGCTACTTCGAGGCCAAGGATCGCAATGGCTTCCTGCGCTACGCGGCTAATCTGGACAAAACCGAAATGCCAAAAGCTCTGCGCGCCGCATTCGAGGCGGTTCTGCCGTCTCGCCCCGGACCCAAGCCCGGTAGCGCTCCCGCGCCCGTCAAGAACGGCACTCCCGCCAAGGGCCTGCCGATTGCGCAGGGGTTCACGCAGGTAGCGAAGCAGCCCGCCACGCAGGAGATCGACTACAAGAACCCCTTCAATACCATCGCCAACTTCCAGCAGGGCCGCGCCGTGCTGAAAGATGGCAAAAAAGTGCAGTGGGCTAAGGCTTGACGCCATACCGTTAATCGTATAAAGTAACACCATGGCTATGGATACCTTGCGGGGCATGGCCGAGAAGGTTATTCCCCGCATCTTGCCATTTTTATCTGAGGATGAACCTCTATGGGCTAGGGAGGTATCCAAGCTTAGCGGTGTGGGGTGGAAATCTACCGATAATGCCCTGAAGTGTATGGAGCGAAGAGGTCAAGTCCGTATTTCCATGAAGAAAGGGAATGTAGCATACACCCTAAAGAAATGCTGAAGTGCAAACAATGCGGGCACTCCTGGTATCCACGTACACCCCGAGGAGCCAAGAAGTGCCCGCGCTGCCAGAAGCCGAGAGGCAAATGAAGCTCTTTTGGGTAAAAGAAGGCGATCTGATAGCCGCCTACGATCAGCATGATGGCTTCTTGCGCGGAATAGTCATGCTGGAAGTAAAGGATCACATTACGTGGACTGCCGGAATAGGCTGCGATAATCTGCGGCAAGGAGTTTCCCGTACTATGCGGGAAGCCAAGGCCCACGTCAGAGATGCGTGCAAGTGATTACTTGCCTCACTATCACCGGAAAGAAATACGAGCAGTTTGAGGAACGGGCTAAGAAGTGCCGTGACTGGCAGACAATTCCACATGCAAGCGTGGTTTACTATGACGCAGTTAATCCCATCAGGACGGTAGGGGCTTTCCGCAATGATGCCATACGATGCTACGCGCGCGAGAGTGGATACATCGCGCACTTCGACGTAGACGACGTGTACGCACCCGAATGTCTGGAGCGCCAGTTATGGCACATCCAGAAGACCGGCAAGCTCGTGACGGGATTCTACGATTGCCCCATCTACGATTCGACTAAGGATAAGGTGTGGATCTACACGAACGAACGCACCAACTACGCCTTGGGCAATAGCCTGTTTTACAAGCGTGAGGCGTGGGAGCGGGTCAAGTTCCCCGAGCACATCATGGTGGACGATCCGCAATGGCGCACCAAGATCGGCGGGGAAAATATCTTGAGCCAATCCGTCTGGATGGAAGACGGCAGGCCGTTGATGATCCAGGTATTCCACGGCGGTAACGCTTCGTGCGCCATCATTCGTAGTTCGCCGCGCTACAAGGAGGCCAGTGAGCGCCAAAATAAAGCGGTCCGTGAACTCCTCGCCCGCGCCTGAGATTACCTACATCGTCAGCGCCTTCAATCGGCCCGTGATGCTGCCCGTGTGCCTGTGGGCTATTAAGGGGCAGACGCATCAGGACTTCGAGGTGATCGTAACGGATAATTCCGAAGATCCAACCACGGTGAAGCTGCACAAACAGGCGATAGCGGATCTGAAGGACAAGCGCTTCGCGCATCTAAGCACGGCGCGTAAGATCAAAGTCAGTGATCCCTACTGGTCTGCCGAATACGCTATCAAGACGGCAGCACGGGGGCGATGGCTTGCGTTCCCCTGTGATGACACCTACCTGATGCCGCAGTTTGCGGAGCGCATGCTGCGGCATGCCCAGCGCGAGAGATCCGATTTCGTCTGGTGTAGGTGGCCGGTGGTAGGGCAGGAGGCCGCAGGGAATCAGGTACACCCTGATATCGGGTATGGGGTGTGGGACATAAAACTACACCGAACCCCCAAGACCTCTTTTATGGTCAGGCGCTCAGTATTCAAAGGATTCGCTGGCAAGCTGGACCGCGCCGGATACTGCAATGCAGACTACTTTCTAAGCTCGCAGATGGCTCAGGATGGAGTTAGAATGTCCTGCCTGTCTGACACCCTTCTCGTCCATAATTAGCATGATCTCCTACATCGTCTCCGTCTATGACCGCGTGCGGATGTTGAAAGCGTGCCTAGCTTCTATAGCGGCGAACGAGGGGGATAAGGAAATCCTGGTTTGCTGTAACTCTACTAGCTTGGTGGACAGCAACGCTTGCGGGGTCGTTACGAACGAATTTGGAGGAGTTCTCGTATCCACTGGGTTCAGTACGGATAACTGCTATGATTCTGCTAATTTTATGCATCCAGATGGGGACTGGCTCTGTTTCCCCTCCGACGATTCCCTGTACGTGGCCGACTTTCAGCGCATCATGATAGAGACTGCCGTTCGCACGCAGGCCGATCTGGTCTACTGCGATATGGTCTACAAGTGCGGCTCTGAGCAGAACGACTGGAAGCCGTATTCGGTGCTGGAATCTGAGCCCAGGATGGGCAGGATCGACAAAACCAATTTCATCATCCGCCGCGAGCTATTCAAGGGATTCCCGCCGCACCCCCGTAACTGGCGCGATGGCGCGCTGATTGAGCAGGTAATCCGCGATGGAGCGAAACCAGCTAAGGCCCCAGGAGTACTGGTACTGCACCAATGACCTGGGAAACCCGCAGACTCATCAGGAAGATGTATGTCTATGAGTACAAAAGCATACCGGCCATAGCCAAGGAACTGAAGTGCGCCAAGGAGGGCATTCGGCGCGCGCTTCATTTGATGGATGTAGAGCTTCGCACCAAAACCAGCACTCGCATCTGCAAAATCCCCGGCTGCGGAGGAGATTGCTTCAAGTTCCGGGACCACAACGGCAGGAGCTACGTTCTCAAGGGGACGCTGTGCGAAAAGCATACCCGCGAGATGTGGCACTTCAAGAACCTTGCGCGAAGGTTCAAAGCCATGTATAGTAAGACCCAAGAGCACGAAGTCAGGGAAACGGAAATCCATAAACCGGCAGGCTTCGCGTTTGAGTAGCAGTACAGCGACGTTGTAAAAGCCAGAGCGGCGTCTAGGCTCGCCCACGGGCAAAAAGACACAACCAGGCTGAATCCCAATTCAACCTCAGGAGTGTGCCATGGCCGTAGGCAACAACGCGCAAGCCATCGCGTCCCAAATCGAATGGACGCGCAATGAACTAGAACCGTTAATGCTCATGTCTTCCGTACTTTGGAAGCGCATCAGCACCAAGACAGACGTAAAGCCGGTATCGAACCGTCCCTGCCGCATCCCGTTCAATCCCGCCACGGGCGGATTGTTCCGCGTGGCGAACTTCGACGGTGGCGATCTCGGGCGCGGGTCGGGACCTGCCGAAGTGCCGGGGTATCTCTCCTGCGTCAGCTTCCTTCAGGCCACCGAATACACGGCTCTGGCCGATTACGCCACCGATTCGGACACCAAGGCCGTTCAGAACTACGTCAAGCTCACCCAAGAGCAGGCCGCCAAGACCTTCGCGGGCTACCTCGATGCTCTGGTTTCTACCGGAGAAGGTTCCAATCTCCTCGATGTGGTGGTTTCCACCGTCACGGGCGGGTTGGTGGTCAATAACGCCAACTACTTCCAGGATAACCAGATCCTCGACGTTTACACCGCTGCGACCCCTCCGGTTTTCGTCGCCACCATCCAGATTCAGTCTGTGGACATCGCCAACAACACCATCTGGCTGACCACGGGCGTTCCCGCCGGCGTCGTCACCGGCACCGGCCTCTACGTCTCCGGTTCCTCGGCCCAGGCCAATAGCGGCCTGTTTGGGCTCCGTACCTATCAGGTTGCTGGGAATGCGGGCCTGTACATGGGCATCCCTCGAGCCTCCTATCCCGGTAAGTTCTCTACTTCCAACATCAACCTGGGCGGCAAGGCGCTGACTCCGGCCATCGTTCGGGCGCTCCAGGCCAACCAGATCCTGGCCCTCGGGCCGGAGGAGATTGACCAATCCGAGAACGTGGCCCACTGCAACGTGGACATGCAATCGGCCTGGGAGAACAACGCCCTCCTGACCCAGCGGGTGTATGTCGACAAGTCGGGCGCTGGCTCGCCGGACATGCTGGCAAAGAAGCCGCTTACCGAGATCGCTGGCCGGGAAATGATTATCAACGTCCGGGCGACTCCGGGCCTGATCGACTTCCTGGCGCTCAAGTACTGGTTCCGCATCGAAACCAAAGCCACCGACTACTACGAAGTGGGCGGACAGACCATCTTCCCGGCTTACGGCGGATCGGGCGGCTTGGCTTCGAGCATGTTGTTCTATCTGGTCATCATGTGCAACATCGGAAACGGCCAGCCGCGCATGGGCGCGTACATGAACAACATCGCCGTACCGACAGGGATCTTCGGGCACTGAGCGGCCCTTATTTTCATAGACTTCCGCGTTCCAGGCGGGTACAATGGAATGCGGGAGTCTATTGAATGCCAAATAAAGGCGAACATCACAGTGAAGAATCAAAGCAACTACTTCGAGAGGCCAGAAAGAGGCAGATCCATCCTCGCTTGGTTGCTCATGGGATCACGAGCGCGGATATCAGGGAAGCCGAATCAAGGGGCTTGCGATGGTGTTCCGGGAAGTGCAAGGCGTTTCGTCCCGCTGATGAGTTTTACGAAAATCCCTATCCGCGCTGTAAGTTATGCACTCAGCGCAGCCTTGCCAAGCAACGCGCCAATAGAACGCCAGAGGAACGTCAGAATCTTGCAGATTATACGTGGGATTGGCGCGAAAAGAATAAAGGCCATGTTCGCAAGGCTTGGCTTAAGTCAAAGTACGGAGTCACGCCAGAATGGTATGAGTCTAAACTTGCGGAGCAGGGTGGGCATTGCGCAGTCTGTTCAGAGGCTATGGTCAAAGGCCGCAAGTTTCTGTTCGTGGATCATAACCACAAGTGCTGCGCCAATACCAAGAAAACATGCGGCAAGTGCGTTCGTGGATTACTTTGCTATAGGTGCAATACGTACATCGAGCCGCTTCATGACCCAGTATGGCTTGCGTCTGCTCTTGCCTACCTGGAGCGCTACAAAATGACCTCTCCTATACATCAGGAGCGCGGAGTGGCCGTGGTATCACCTCCTGGTATCGCGGCCACTTCGTAAACTTATGGACACACCTAAAGAGAATTTGAGGCACCACCCGACGCCGATGGCGCGGTACGGGCAGAACCAGTACGGGGAGAACCTGTATCGCATTGTGTTCGCGCCGTCCCGCCGCTATCTGGTCTATGGCGAGTGGCCGAACGGGGACCGCAAGGCGACATGGCTCCCGAAGTACCCCGAGGTGGGCGATTCCTGGATTCTGGAGCGCTGGCTGACTCCGTTCGAGTATGCCAGATGCACCGCGGAGCAATGGAATCAGGAGCTTACCGTGCTGGGGCCGTATCCTGATCGAGGGGAGTACGAGATCTGCCATAAGTTCAATCTGGTGGTTCCGCAGGACGAAAATATCACCAAACTAGTAGAGCAGATCGAGATGAGCCACAAGAGCACGCGGCGCAACGGGAATGTCTTCGACAATCCCGAGAACACCGTGGCGTGCCGCCAGATTCAGGAAGAAAAGGACGCCGCGATTTCGGCAGAAATACAGGCGCGCATCGAGAACCTATTTCCGGCCTACGGGGGAGTACCAATGGCCGGTTATGGAGGATCGCGGGGAACCAAAACATTCCCCGTCGAGTTATCCGCTTACGAAGCGGGATTGCCGGTGATGCCCAAGCCCGCAGAACGGGGCAAACACATCAGCCGGTCCACATTGGTCGCACAGCCATAGGAGGCGTGTCATGTCAGCATCGGATACAGGATTAGGGACCTTTGTAGCCCCGCGCAGCGCGGCGGGAGCGGTAGCGGAGCGCGCCAAGTCGCTCAATACCCGCTACGTCGAGCCCCGCATGGAGTCCATAGAGAAACTATCGAAGGAAACCCAGGTTTACATCTTCAATGTCGGCCCTTGGGAGCATCGGCAATGGATGGGCTTCGGGCGGTTTTTCGTCCCAGCCTGCGAGGAGGGTAAGGCGCATTCAGATCCGCTCATCATCCCCGGCATCTTCTCGCACCTCTACCCGAACGATGAGAAGTCCATGCGCCGGATCGACGAGGATGGGTTCCACGTGGCACAGCAGATCGTGGGTATCGGGGCGCATCTATCCCCGAGCAACGCCCTGACGCGCTATGGAGTGGCGATTTGCCGCCAATGGCCTCCCACCAAGTCCGAGGTAGCCAAGGCATTCGAGGCTTTGCGCGTGGGCGAGCTGAACACGCTCATCGCGGAGGCCAATACCGCCATGGCGCAGGGCCCGACAGCGGTAGAGCAGACGATCCGCGAGAGGCACTATCAGGCGGCGCGGCTGCTCAAGAAAACCACCGCCGAATGCCCCTGGCTGGTGCGCTCCGCCGCCAACACGAGCCACAACGTCGATTGCAAGTTCTGCGGCGAGCCCATCAAGCCCAACTTGGCGAAGTGCCCGAACTGCAAAGAGATCGTTAACAGGGAACTGTACGAAAAACTGAGCGCTTAATGGCCGTAGCCCCCTATCCAACGGTCCAGCAGTGCATGAACGTCGCTACCGTGCGCGTAAATGACGCCATGCAGCAGGTTGCGGGGGCTCCGGCTGGGCAAATTGGCGGGGAAATCACCGGAGCGCAGCAAATCTTCTCGCAAACGGTGGTCAACGCGGCGTGGCAGCGGTTCCAGGAGTTCCTGGTATCCAATAACTTCTCCCGGCTAATCAATACGGCCAATCTTTTGAACATTTCCCCGGTTGCCACCACCGATCCGGGCGTAAATTGCTACATCGACTGGACCGGGTACTTCGATGGCGTCACTTTGCAGGCTACGCCGGCGCTTCCCCAGGATTTAAGCACTCCGCTGCGCCTCAAGGAGCGCGTCCTGGGGCAAACCGGCGTTTCCGCTGAGTTTACGCCCATGGAATACGTTGTGAACGGCCTTACGGGGCTCGTGAAGGGGAATCGCAACTTCAACTGGGCCTGGGACAGCGACAAGATCGTTTTCCCCGGTTCTACGCAGGCGATGGACATGGAAGTGCGCTATGCGGCCTTTCTTCCTGACTTCGTGGACGGATCGGTGACGTGGTACAACCAGCCCGTTCCGATCATGCGTTCTCAGGACGCCTTCGCGTGGTATATCGCCTTCGAATACAGCGCGGCGCGCGGGGATATGGATTCAGCCGCTATCGGGGCGCTGGCGGAGGCGGCGGCACTCAAATTGGTCCAGCGCGAACTTCAAAACGACACCCTGCGCGCAGAGTGGATTATCCCGGCCATTCCGGGGGCCACGGGCGCAACTCCCTACGATACGGTGAACACCATCCTCAATACAGTGAAGACGCGCCTGAACGCACTTACGAGCGCACAGAAGGATGTCGTTATCACCAACCAGCCTTACATGCAGCAGTGTTTCAACACGGCATGGCGCAAGTTCCAAGCGTATCTGGCAAACATGGGCTTCATTCGATTCACCAGTGAGGTGATCCTAACGAACTTGGGGCCGAAGTTGAGTCAGGACCCCGCCGTGCAGCCGTTCCTTGATTGGACCGGCTATAACAACGGGACCACCCTTGATGCCACGATTCAGCTACCGCAGGACTTGATCCTGCCCATGCGGATCTGGCAGCGAGTGACGGGGCAGAATGCGGAGTTTAGCCCCATCCCGCAATGGCTCGATGGCCTCCCGTCGATGCCCGCCACGCCATACACTCAAACCTGGGAATGGCGCGGCGATGCGATCTACTTCACGGGATTTAATCAGCCCATCGATTTGCGCGTGCGCTACGCCAACTATTTCGGGGACTTCATAGAACAGAACGGACTGCCGTGGTACATGCAGCCGGTGCCGGTGGTCCGGGCGCTCGATTCGCTCTCGATGTACGTCTGTGCGGAGATCGCAGGCTCCCGGCCCGATCTTGAGTTGGATACGCTCACATTTGTACAGGGCGCAGAGGCGGCGGCGAACTTGATATTTAACCGCGATGTGCGGCAGAAACAGCGAGTGAACGCGCGTAGATTATCGCGTTCGGGTAGACTTGAAGGAACTATGGGCGGTTGGGGCTATGGTGGCTCCGTAAACTAAAGGAGAATCAGATGAGCGTAGCAGTAACAATCAACTCGGTGGTAGCTAATGATCCCGGCGTCGGCATCGACTTCACCCAATCCACTGAATTAGTTAGTGGTTCGCTCACCCTGAGCGGCAACTACGGGAACCATTCCCCGGCCAACGGCGACACGCTAAGTTTCTCTGGGTTCGACAAGATCAAGAGCCAGCAGGTTCCCCTGTGGGTCCGCATCTTCCAGCGTCCCGTGTCCCCGGCTGCGCCCATAGCCTACTCGTTCATCTACGGCTACGGGACCACGCAGGCCAACGGCGTCCTGATCGTCATCAGCATTGCCACGGGGTTGCCGCTTACGGATGCGTCAGCGTATCCGGCGGCACTGACCACCGGAACCGATATTCGCTTTGAAGCGTGTTTCCCCTCGTTCGTGTAGATCAATGTGGGCTTCACTCCTGAGGGCTCGGTCAGTAAAGACACCCGCGTACAGATCGCCCTAACCAACTGGGGCGGACTTGTAACTGAAGTTCCGCCCATGAATGTACCCGAGGGAGCTTCTCCTGACAATCAGGAGATGATATTCAATCCGGGGAAAGTAGGTTCCCGCCCCGGATTCTCCCGTGTCTTCGCTGAGGCTGTCGGTACGGTAACATTCACCTATGGCAAGAGCTATACCGATCCCCTCAATTTCGTTCGTAACCTATACCTCGCCTCGGACGGAACTCTGTACTTGGAAAATGGAGCCGGAATCCCTACGGTTCTTGGAACGACTCTACCGGGACTATACGCGAAATCAACAACGGCTTTTGGCCGAGAGTACATTGCTATTTCTGACGGACTCCACGGGCAGGAAGTCCCGCTTCAGTACGACGGAACCAACCTCGACAGAGTAACCCAGGACGGTCCCGGCGGGACGCCCAGCGTCGCCAGCGTCGTGATCGCGCCCTCCAATCTGGCGATTGTGGCCGGGGCGTATATGTTCCGGGACAATAACCTTGTCACGGCCTACACCGATGTCCCGCACGGGCTCCAGGTAGGATATCAGGTGCAGATCAGCGGCGTGACGCCTGCGCCCGAAGCCTTTATCGGGTCGCTAGTGATCGACAACGATAACAACCCCGGATTGGCTACGGTCACCATGACGGGCTCGCCCGATCCCGGAATCCAGTTCGCCCCCGGCGAGTTCGTCATCATCCAGGCCCCAGGCCCCGAGGTGGTGGGCGGCACGATCAATTCCATCACCAGGGCGGGCGGCATCGTGGTGTTCTCCACCTCCGTCCCCCATCTTTTGCAGGCCGGGGCCAGCGTGGTGATTAACGGCACGGGCAACGCAACCTTCGACGGTGTGGTGTTTATTGTCACCGGCGTTCCCACGGTGGATACTTTCACGGCCAATCAAGCCGCTGCTGATGTGGTTTTGGGTGCGGGCGGAACGGTAAGTATCAATTGGCCGTTCGCTTCGCAGCAGTTTGAGGTGGTTTCCGCGCAGGGGCCCGACGTTTTCCAGATTCGCGTGTCCTACTCGAATGGAACCTGGACCAGCGGGGCGGTTTTCTTCCCATGGGATGGCACTTTCTACGTTACCGCAGTGCCGAATCCGACTACATTTCAGTACCAGCAGTACGGACCAACGGATTTCAATACCACCTATCCCGGCAAGGTGACGCCAAAGGGCCAGATTGCTCCCGGCAAGCACCAGATGCAGGTTCTGTACCTGACCCGGCAGGGCTACACCACGATCCCCAGTCCGCCGATCAAGTTCATCGCCAACGGGGATCAATACCTAGACATAACGAACATCCCCATCGGCCCTCCGAATATCGTGGCGCGCATCCTGGCTTTCACGGGCACCGAGGGAAGCGATTTCTTCTACATTCCGGTGCCTGCGCAAGTTAACGGGCAGGTTGTATCGACAGCCACGCAGATCAATGACAACACTACGACATCCGTTCGCCTTGATTTTGGCGATCCTACTCTATTTGCTGGCCTCGGCATTAACATCATCGGGAACGATCTGCCGTCGCAGATGATACTCGACAGCGCCTTGGGGTTCGGCTATTACGGCTCGCGCTTGATCGCCTACGGCATGCGCAACCGCATCCAGAACCTGCTGGGGATGAGCTTTGACAGCGGGGCATTTCCCTCCACGCCCACATTGCCAACGGGTTGGACGGCGGGAGGGCCGGGAGCGGGCGGCGCGCTCGCGGCGGGGCACTTCGGGCGCGGCTGGCAGTTCTCGGGTTCCGGCAGCATCAGCCAAGGCTTCTATCTCGATGCCTACGGCGGTCCCATCGCCACGCCGAATACCAAGTACACGTTCCGGGCGTGGATTCGCGGGATTGGCTCGACTGCTACGCTGACGATCAACAGCCCCAACACGGGGTTTACTTCGACGGCTACCATCGTGGGCAATAGCGCGGTGGGCAACTGGCAGGAAGCCAACTTCACGCTGCCGATGCCTTCAGCTATCCCCGTCGATATGAAGCTGTCGCTCTCCGGGACCGGAGGCGGGCTCCTCGACGAGATGAGCATCATTTTCCAGGAGAATCCCTACCTGGATCGGGTCCTGTTCGGGTCCTACGTTGATAACCCTGAGGGGTTCGATGGCATTTCGGGGAAGTTCGGGCCCGTAGAGGACACCCACAAGATCATGAACATAGCCGTGATACGTGGGACGCTCTACATGCTTACGCGGGACCCTGCGGGACGGCTTCATTCCACCGTCAATAATGGCA